CTGTGGCAAGCTGTTTGCTGGTTGTTCTGTAAATACTACCCAACTAACTGGGTAAGTTTCATCGCCAGAAAAACGAACACCAGTAAAACTACTCCCGCTTTTTATCCAGCTATCGGCACTACTGTAGTTATTAACAATCGGTCGCCACGCAAAAATCGGGGTACCTGTAGTCGGCTTAAATGTAAGTGGGTTGCTAACATCGTTATGTACGCCAGACCCCATATCCCAGAGGGAATAATTACGGTAAGTGGAATCTATTTGAATTCCTCCGGAACTATTTTTTATCTGTAAACCGTAGTCGCTCATGAGTATAAAAAAACCAGAACTAGGGTATCACCGGATGGATCCATACTGCCCAAATCTCCTTGCCTGTTGCCATAGTGCCTCCATTGCCACGTTATTGTCGTGCCACTTCTGCTCACGATATGACTAGCCTCATAAGCGCCTAACACTACTCCAAATTGGACTGAATCATGACCAGCGATATCCGGCAAATTAACACTGCCATCCGTCAGTGCAGGGGCTACAACTGAATATCGTAACCGACAAATTTTATCAGGAGCATCTAGGGTTATATTACCATTGGAGTCATATATACGTAATCCATAAATGCTCATGTGATATACCCCAGCATAGCCCGCACCGTACCAGCGGCGTCTTTAACGATAAATTGCCCTGATCCCCCATTTAAAGTAACTCCACCGCCTGTGATTGTGGTACCTGCTTGTAATGCCCCCTGTGTCTGATCCGCATTGGCTGCCGGAGCGTCACCGGCGGCGGAGCTTAGATCGCCCCAGGAGGTGACCTGTAGAGTTACGTCATACAGATTTGCCAGGCCGCCAACTCCGTCCAGCATAATTCCTGTTTTGGCAACCGGATCATAGTTGTCGCTGTACAGTATGCCGATTTTTTCGGACAGCGAGGAGAGGTATTTTGTCGCCACTTCCTCGGCGATCACCTGGCGCGCAAAGACCAGCTCATAAAACTCATCCGACCAGACGCCGGTCATATATAAGCGGCAGTACTTGGCCGTGATCCGCTGCGGCAGTACCGCCACATTCATCCCGGCCGCCATCTGCCAATAATTTGCGCTGGCCGTGACCTGGTCGGCATAGGCCACCAACTCGCCTGTGGCGGTCAGGGTGTGATCCGCCTCGGCTGCCAGCCAGTGCCAGACCTGGCCGTCATCAGAGTAGGCGAAATAGACCTGCGCTGTGCCGTTCGCCACATGGGTAATCACCCGGTCGATATAATTTGTCAGGCCGAAGAGATATTGGATCCACTTATCAGCCCCGCCCAAAGAGTAGCTCACCCCGTCTGTCGTCACATTGCGGTCGTAGAGCTTCGCCAGGGTGGTGGCCGCCGTACCCATGGAGTCGCTCATGGTGATGGAGGCGGACAGCTCCACATTGACATCGGCTGGCGGGATCACGGCAGGCTGGCCGCCGGGTATATCCGAGCGCAGGCCTGCCCCGAATGAGTCCCAGGGCTCCACCTGGACGTAATAGACCAGGTCGGGGTCTAAATTGGGCACCAGGACGCTGGTGGTTTCGGCGCCCACAGTGGCTACGGGCGCGGTAGGCGGGTTAGTCGTGCCGCAGTACACGATATATTTTTTGAGATCCTTGTCAGTGCAGGCGATGGCCTCCCAGTCCACCTGCAGCCCCCGATATACCGGGGTCAGGGTAGGCAGGTGCCCGGCCATGGTGGGCGCGGAGTTACTGGTCAACAGTGACACCCAATTATCCGAGTTTCCGAAAATCCCCAGCGCCTTGACCTTAAAGGTCACATCACGCCAGGGGCCGCCGTCTGTATAGGCATCGTCGACGCTGTAGGCGTAGTTATTTGTGGTAATATTCTCGCTGCGTCGTCCCACGCCACCGGCCCAGACCTCCACGGTGTAGCCGGTGGCCCTGGCGGTTGGATCCCATTTTATGCGCCGCACATCGCCGTCAGCATCGCCCACCAGTACCAGATTCGTGATATCGCCCGGAGGGGCCAGCGGCCCGGCGGTACCTTGCCAAAACACCGGATCGCCGGCGGTGAGGCCCACGGCGATGACACTCAGATAGACATAGCCTGCCGCCACGGCGAACTGAAATTTAGAGTCGGCGGTATTGCCCACCGGCGTCCAGTCAAAATTATCGGCTGACTGCTGAATGATGTAATGATCGGCGCCCCGCACCGGCGCCCAGGAGATATGCAGAACCGGCGCGTCAACAGTGCCGCCCTGGGCCACGGTCAGCGGCCCCATTACCGGTTTGTTGGGTGTTTTGGGTAAATTCCAGGCTGCTGGCGGCGCGGGTACCGGGGTCTGATCGGCGGTATGTACCAGGGGATTTTCATTCACCACCGTCAGCATAATCTTGTTTTCGGACTGCGGGTGGATGCCGGTTACCCGGTACTCCTGAGCCCGTTTATTGCTCGGGCCGAATTGGTAATATGTGCGTTCGCGGCCATCCCCGGTATCCGGCACAAAGGCGCCGAGCCCCGCCGCCACCACGACCTGATTAGCAGCCGCCCCCGCGGTGGCCGGGAATGGCCCGTTCATGCGGCCATTGCGGCCCCGTAACGAGATAAAGTGGTCCCCGGCTGCCCAGGTCAAATCATCGCTCAGGGTCAATATTTTATTTGCGGCGTCCCAGTTGGTTACCTCACCGCCCTGGCCCCAACCAATTATATCATGGGTGACCTCGGCCAAGTCGAGCAGGGACAAGAGATTGCCCTCCAACTCCACCGGGAAGCCGCCCGTCTTGCGGCGGTAGCGGTTGCAGGCGGCCAGGAACATCGCCTCCCGATAGGCCTGTGCCCGGTTGGTAATACCAAAATATGGCACCTTTACCGGATTCGCGGGGTTGGCCCCGGTGAGGTCGCTGGTCACCGTCTGCGTCGTCCAGGTATCACCATCCAGATACTCGACAATCACCTCATCCGCGGTGTCCGGGGTGGGCGTGTGATAGGTTACTGAGATATCGCCCTGCAGGATATTGCGCCCACAAAAGGAGGCGGCCGGCAGGGTGACCGGCTCATCACGCACAACCTGCAACATACCTGCCTGCACATATGGCTTGGCGCGGCCAGCGTAAGCCATCTGAGTAAGGGCCTCGAACAGGACCAGGGCCTGGTCAAAGCCGCCGTCGAAATAATCATTGCGGCTGTCCCACGTAGCGGCCAGGGTCTCTAAGGCGGGGAGATTAATCTGGCTGTCTGCCAACTTGCCCCCATACGTAGCTTTGGCGGCATCGGCAATGGCCCAGGCCGGGTTGCGGGTAGCGGCTTTAGCTGTCCAACCGCCTGCCGTGCTCCAGGCCGGCAGTTCACGGGTGGCGATAATATTAAATTTACGGCTCGACTGCTGGGACAGATTATTTGTGGCCCGCATCTTGACCGCGATCATCGTCACATCGCCGTACTGCTGATCGCCGGGGATATAGGCCCTGAGCCCTCCCCAGTTCAGGTCGTTCCCGGCGCGGCTGCTGGTGTCTTTACTATTGGTGCGGGTCAATCGTACCTGATAGCGCGGCACGGCCACCGTGTATTCGTAGGAGCGCCGTTGCGGGGTGTTGGTGGCTCGGGTGAGCGTTTCATTGCCAGCGGTGATCCAGTTGCCTACCGGCGCACCGAGATCATCTACCTGCTGATATTCCACGCGCCATGAGACGGTGCGGTTATCCAGGCCGCCGGCGTCATTGGCGTAAAAGAGGCCGCGCGGGCAAAAAATATCAATGGCGAATTTATCAGAGATGGTACCCGCCGTATTGGCGATAAACGGCCCCACGGTGGTATTGGTAAGCAGTTCCTGGCCGCTGACCTCAACAGAGGTGATAACATCGGTGGGGAAGAGGGTAACGGTACCGCCGGGGCCGACGACCTCGGTGGTAATCTCGGCAAAGTTTACGATGGGAGTATCTTCAATGTTTTGTGCCTCGATACTGTAACTGCCCTGCCCGACGCAAAATAATTGATAGAGATATTGATCGTTGCCCCTGAAATCGGCGTAGGGCGTGGCGCCATAATCAGGGAAAATGCGATTGCGCCCATACCATGAGGGGATTGGCGATCCCACCCTGGCTTGATTGCCCTGGGCCTGCAGATTGTACGTAGGCGAAGGCGAGGCCAGGGAGGCCATTTTCTGTGGGCTGGGCAGACCGGGAGGCGGCATAGCGGCGCTGATCAAGGCCGTGCCGCCCATCATAATCAGCCCGGAGCCTAATGTGGCCGCCCCAGTTGCGCCTGCGCCCAATATCGATGCGCCCAAGGCTGGGCCGAATTCAGCGGCCACCACCACCAGGGCAATCATGGCCACCACCTTCAGGGGATTGGAGCCGCCACCGCCTCCATCCTGCACCAGTTCGGCAAAGATAACCAGATCACGATCGTTGACCACCAGCTCCGGCCAGCGGGGCCGCAGGATCGGCTCGCCGTTGACGATACAGATATAGGGCCGCTCGAAACGCAGCTCCAGATCATCAATGACCTCCGAAACCGCCAAGGGCTTTGAGATGGTAAACCGCTCAGCGCCTCGATGGGGCTGGAGTGGATTATGGCTGTGGATGACAGTTGCTTGCATTATTTTTTATAGCGGTAATATTCGATTTTACCCCAACCGGACAGGCGTAATTTGGTAGGGGTGCTGTACACCACCCCGGCGCCGCGCATACAGTGCAGGATGCCGCCCTGGTCAACGTCCAGCCAGATCCCCACATGGGACGGGTATTTCGCGTGGGCCATCAAGACCACGTCACCCTCTTTAGGCGCCGTAACCTTGCGCCAGTTGCTCTTCCTTTTGCCGTGGTTCAGCGCCAGGGCGCAGGCCTTTGCGCAATTCGCGTCAATATCTACCGCCGGAACCTGGATATTAAAATGCCGGTCCAGCACATTCCGCACCAGCTCCCAGCAGTCAAAGGCATCCGGCCCCTGGCCGCCGTTTACCCAAGGCCTGCCCATGTATTGCCTTGCCCAGTGCATCACGCCAACCCCGGAAAACGCTCCAGCGTGTAGGTCTCGCTGGGGAACTTTTTATTGACCAGGTTGCCGAACGAGGCGTTCAGCGTAACCGTATATAAGTTGACGGGGATGGTGGTCGCCGTCATGTGCAACGGCGGGTCCATCTGCGGGCCGCTTGGGTCGCTGGCCAGATAGGGACGATAGGTCAGTTCGATAGGGTCGGGCCAGTCCATGGATAATTCGATATTGTCCTGTATTTCCTGGCTGACATTATCAATGGTGATCTGTAGTTCGGAGTTGCCCTGGCCGCTTACGTCCGGCAGTTTAAAACCAAATTTAAAGGGGGAAAAAAGCACCTCTAAACCGGCATCAACCGGGGCATCCGCCTCAAGATAGGCCATAAATTCCGTATTATCCAAGACCACCCTGATTGGCGTAGAAAAGGCCGGATGGCGAAGTTCCAGGGTATTTAAGATGACCTCCGCCTCAGGCGCGCTGGCGTAGGCCTCTTCGATGGCGGCGTTTAATGCGTCATTCATTATTACTGCTCCCTATTACTGCTCGATCCCGATTCCGATAGCGATAGCGATAGCGATACGCCATCGGGATCGCTATCGCTATCGATTTTTACCATCATCCTATCAATCCCGTAAGCTCAGCCGCCGTCATCAAGGGCCGGTTTCTGATCTCTAATTCCGCCGTTACCCTCCAGCGGTTGCCTGCCGCCTTGGCCTGCCACATCTTGCTGAATCTGGCCTCGCACAGGGTCAGGCCCTGACCGTTAATGATATTGACATTGAACCAGGCGGCCCCGTCGTTTAAGCGGTAATGGTGGAAGGCCTCGAAAATAGCAAATTGCTCTTTGTTCAGCTTCCAGGTCACCGGGGCCTTGGTGGGGGCGGAGGTAAAGCGGCGCCTGCTGCGGGCCGGGCCTTGCTCGACATCAGAGCGCACTACCGGATCAACCGGGTTGAGGGCGTACCCGGTACTGGGGTTGGGTAACAGGCCAGGCCAGGTCTCCATATCAGTATGCCCCCGCTGCCCGGTTCAGGCCGTAGGTGCCTTCCATGGTCTGGGCCAGAGATCCGCTGCCACGCCGCACATTACCGGATATCCCGTCTTCGACTTTAGAGATGATCACATCCAGACTCATGCCATCGTTGCTCTGCTGCACCTGGGCCTCGGTACCTGGAGCGGGCAGGATATTCACGATTACCGGCGGTTTGTCGCTGCTGGTAGCAGCGGGCAATGGCTGTACGTTGCCGCCCTGGCTGCCTACCATCAGATAGTCATGGCCGCCGATAGAGGCCACCTCCGGGCTGTCTTCATTGATCTCATACATGCCCCGTGGGGCTACGCTGCCGCCAATGGCACGGCCCGGATAGCTGTAAAACTGGCCAAGGCCCTCATCGGCATTGTAGCCGGGCATTGAGCCGGCGGCGGAGTTATTATAGGCGTTTGCCATGGTATCGACCGATGCGACGGACGGTGTACCGAAAAAGTTGCCGATAAAACCGGCGGCCATGCTGATCAGACCGTTACCCAGGCCGCCGGATTGGCCGTTATAGTTATCACCCATTAAGGCCATCTGCATTTGAGCGGCGGCGTACTGCGAGACCATCCGAGTGACCATATCCTCAAAGGCGGCGCCGATATTGTCGTAATTGCCCTTTAAGGCGTTGTAGAAGGTGTCCCCGGTATAGGTGACCATATTGTGCTCGGCCTGTATCCAGAACTCCGACATCTTGTCTGTGTTTTCCTCGGTCTTGGCGGTCAGCTTATCCAGTTTATCAGCCGCCGCGTCTACGGCCCGAGAGTAGGTATCCGCGTCAATGGCCCCATCCTGCAGGAGCATCTTATATGTTTGCAGGCTGTCGTTGTAATTTTCCAACGGCGTGCGAGTGGCCTTATAGAGCGCCGCCCCCTCTTTCAGCAGAGCGTTGTGTTTCTGTGCAGCGGCATCAGTTCTGGCCTGCCACTCCTGCGGGGTCTCTTCGTGAGCTTGTTTCAGGTGGGCAGGCTCAATGGTCGGGATCGCCATCCCCGGCTTGCCATTGGTCTTGGCCTTCTGGGCCTCCAGGGCAATCATCTTTTCGTTTGATAAGACCTTGCCGGTGTTGACATACAAATCTTTGGTCTGCTGCAGGGCGTCCCTGAGGATCGGATTAAACCATGTTTCAACTCCTTTCCTATTACCGCCCAGGGTGCTGTGGACGCTAATATCCGTATTTGGCCGCTGAGTATTGCCATGCTCGGATATATATGTCCCTGCACCGACAACTGCCGCCGCCGCTCCAACCGGTGTCATTGCCACCCCGGCCGCTCCGATCATAATTTTAAGCCCGGTAGATACTCCGGCCATTACTGCCAGGGCCTTGATGACTTTTTCTGTCTCAGGATCGAAGGCCGGATTCGTAGGCGCTGCACCCAGATGTTTGGAATAGTCCCAGGCGTCATGCATGTTATCCTGGATCTCATAAGAGAACTC